TTCATAAAATACGCTAGTTATGTATTTATTGCTCTTTAAGATATCCCCCTCAAAGATTTCCTTGCCGTTCTTGTCTTTAAGACTTGTCGATTGCATGAACTCAACTTTGTCAAAAGGAATCGAGTGCAAGCTAAAAGTGTAATTACATTTAGTACGTTCTGTAACCTGTTCTTTCAATAAATCAATTGAGTATAAATACTTAGGTAGTATCATTCTATTACCTTCTTTATCCCACACTCTAAATTTTGGTATCATCTTGCACCTCCCATAAAATTATTAACAAGGTTTTGCTGTTCAGTATCGATTATTTTATTTCTATAATTCAATATCGGAGCCATAACATCATTTATCAATGCAGGCTTCAAAATGATTTCATTGGTTTCCAAGAATCTTTTACCGTTGATTTTGATTTTGATATCATAACCGTTAGCGATATGTTCAAGGTCATCTTTAGATAGGGATATTTCAAATCTACTCATCACTCCACCTCCTCAATCTCAATCCCCTCACAATCGAATACCCAGCCAAAGTTTATTTTTTCAAGTTGTTGTCTGGTGAAGTGTGAAGCTATTTTAGCCATAGAGAAGAATAGTTTATTTTCTGAAGCATTATAATATAGCGGTTGTTTTGTTTTTTTTATCACAACTGTATACCGCTTCTCTTTCTCCGCCTCGTAGCCGTCAAGCCATGATCGAGCGAAGATGTCTTGGTTGCTCGCCTTTTTAATCCATAAAATAAGATCGAGACTTTGACCATTTTCTTTCATAAAATTTGGAGTCATAGCAGTATATAAACTGTGCGTTAAATGTTCTTTACAAACCTCAATCCAATCCGCCACAAACTGCGGGATTTTGACTTTCTGCGGTTCGTCTAGTTGTCTTAAATCTTTCAAAACTTCAGACGTATCAACCCTTCTGAAACAGTCATGGTTCAAATACTCGTATTTTTCAATCAATTCTTTAACATTCATCTTCTCGTCCCTCATTATATTTTTCTACTAATTCATTCAACCACGACCACGATTCAGTTTCTTCACTGATTGGCTCAACATCCCTTTCTTGTAACCAAGCGGAGAAATTAATCACGTTATCAATATAGATTGTGTCATAATCGCCCCAATCCCAAACGGTCAATTCAATTTCTGTTTCTGTTCCGTTTTCGTCCTCAACTGTGATTGAACCATTTTCAACCCAAGCAGTCCCGTAACATAGGTCACAAGTCCCCGTTTGTTCTTCTTGAAAATCTGAGTTATATTCTGTTACTTTATACTTCATCTTCCAACTCCTTTAACTGTGATTTCATCTTCTTCAACTGCTTTTTCAAATACTCTCTGTGCGCAGTCCTATTTTGTGCTACTGACTTCTCACAAGGTTTTGAGTATTCAACAATATCAGCTTCCGTCTTCTCGATTGAATGCTTTAACGCTTCAATCATTTGTTGTTTGATATTCATTCAAACACCTCTCTCAATTCCACAACTTCCTCATTGTGGTTGAACGGTTCATGAGCTAACCGTCCAATACCTTTATCATTCACACCGTCTTTTGTGTCTGTCACATATTTCAGAAATAATGCTTTCTTACAGACATAGCATCTAATGGAGATTTTATCAGGCTGTACCTTTCTGATATAGCATTCTCCACAAAACGGACATTGTACGTCAACTTTCATTTTTAACTCCTAAAATTGTTCAAAAAATTAAATGCAACCGTGCAACCGATAAAAAACAAAATTTAAAAAATAAAATTTAAGAATCCTTATTTAATAGGCTTTCTCTATTATTAATACTTTTATTAATACTTTTTTAAAAAATAACGGTTAATCGGTTGCATTATATAAAAATAATATAAAAAAGTCAGTATTATCAAGGGTTTAAGGGTGCAACCGTTCTTTCGATTTATCGGTTGCATATCGGTTGCATGCAACCGTTCTTCCTAAAAAGTGCAACCGTGCAACCGATAGAATTTCAAAATGCAACCGATCTATTTTTCTTTAATTCGCTTAAATCCTTTAGTATTTTTTCCACCAATTCTGAACTGACCTTTTTCCCAACCAGGGTGATTATCCATAATCATATTGATTTTAGTTGATAACTTTTTATCGTTTGAATTTCTCATAAAGAGGTTATACATCATCTCACGAGTTGATACTTTTTCCAGTTTTTTAGAACCAGCTTCAAACTCACTACTGTTATCAAAATACTTACTTGTATACTGATGTTGTTGTTGAATTGACCAACTTGACCAATTATCAGGAATAGGCATTTCCAAATATTCAAGCACTTGTAATTCAACTTCATCACGGTACATGAATTTCTCACGATAGATTTCTAATCGTTCTTCAGTTTCTTTATCAAACATCAAATCAGCACCAGCTTTATAAATTGTGACAGCTTCGCCCCAAATTTGTTCAACTGTTTCGGGTTCGATTTCCATAGGGTGTTTCTTCTGTCTGCTAATATCTGCCATGACAGATAAAAACCTACGTTCACCAGTCTTATCTTTTAAGTATTCCTTTTGATTTGTCGTGCGTGCTAGTACAAAATTTTTAGCAAATTCCTCAGTACGCTTCATGTAAGGTTTACGAAAACGTAAGCTTGTTTTTGAGATAAAAGCTTTTGTTTCAGCGAAACTCATTCGGTTACTAGCAACCATTTCATCGTCATTGACAATTAACGCTTTTAACATGATGTCATAATTGTCTTTGTTTGCAAAATCTGTGACAGCATCGGTATACCACTCACCGCCTAATTTTTGAAGGAGAGAGGTTTTCCCAACACCTTGACCGCCTATGAGATCTAAAACATAATCAAATTTAGCGTAAGGCTCGTATACTTTAGCGACTGCGCCAACTAACCACATTTCAGCAATTTTAGAAACTAAATCAATATCTTCTGCACCGAGGTAGACTTGAAGCATTTGGTTGATGCGTTTACGTCCATCCCAATTACTTGCTGCACGTTCCATGTATTCCATAACTGGATTGTATGACCTTTCTGAGAAGAAGGTTTCCATGCCATCCAGCATCGCTTGGTTTGAGAAAGCAACACCTAACACACTTTCAAAATAAACTTTTACAACTGAATCAAAATTAGAGGGTAATTCCCCTTTTTTAAAAAAAGTGTTTCCAATTCTAATATCTTTGGTCAGTTCATGTTCTTGTGAAAATTCATTATGTTTTAGGTAAATGCTTAATTGATCATCAGCCTTGAAAGAAAGAAGTACATTATTTGGACTATTTGATTTAATTCCTCCTTTATCATTCAGTATCATTGTATCTTGTGAATTTATGCTAACTACATTACCAATTATTCTCACCTCCTATCTTTTTTAATCATACTTTCAACAGTACGCATTACTTCTTTTTCAGGTAAAGGATTTTGACTGTTAGTATTTGCTAATCTTGCAAGTTGAATGACTACTTCATCATCAACTGCTCGATATAATAGACCACCTACGAATTTTGCTAGTTTGTCGTTTCGTCCACCTTCATCACCAAAACCAAGGGCGATTGTTTCAAATAATTCAGTGGTTTGTGTTCTGTCTCTGGTGTAAGACCTTCTAGCTAAATCCCTTAAACCATCTTTACCATCATAGGTATGGCCATGTGTTTCTTTGTATTGTTTCTTAATTGCTCGAATTAAATCTCTGGAAGGTGTTACGATTGTTCCACCTTCCTTTGATTTTTCTAAATCCCACTCATACTGGCCTTTCTCTGTGGCAGATGGTGCTACAAGAATATAGTTATTTTCGTGAGCCTTAATATCAACACCTGGTAAGAATCCAATCATCTGTGTGATAGGCTCATCATCTCTCTTAAAGTAGAATAGATGTTTCCCACCACTCGCTGTTTTAGCTTGTAGGGTTGGTTCAATCAGTTTTAAGTATTTCCATTTTTTAAGAGACTCAAAACCGTTTGATTTACCGTGCTTGTCAATATCAATGACAAAGAAATTAGTTGTTTTAAGAGCAATGTTAGCATTTGGATAACCATCCCAAAAAACTTCAATTTCACTTGCAGTCATAGCAGGTTTATCAGCAAATTCAATTAATGGCATTTTATTTTTAGGATTGATTGGAATGACTGAAAATCCTAAATTTTGATATTTTAGAGCGTACTCTTTCATACTAGCCATTCTAATTTCCTCCTATTTTTTTATTTTTTAGAATGGTAAATCATCTTCACTGATTTCTAAACCTTCTGCACTTGGAAGTCCTTCAGCTTCATCAAGATCATAGTTACGGTATGTTTTACCTTTGCTTTCCGTTTCAATAATAATCAACTTAAAGTAAGAGCCAACTGCTTTACGTTGTAGAGCTTCTTCTAGTGCCTTCCCATCTTCAAAGTCAGCTTTCAAAGGTGCATCATCTGCAAATGCAAGAGCTTTTTGGAAGAATTTAATAGTACGTTGTACTGACCAAGAAATATCTTTGTTATTCCAAGTGTCTAGCGTTCCAAATGATGCATATTCAACTCGACCATCATAGTCACCACCACGGATTTCAAAGCAGTATTGGAGACTTTCCCAGCCTTTTTCTGAAATATTGAATTTAACGGATTTAAGGATTGCTTGGTATTCACCAGCTGGAATTGGTGCAGGGCCATTGGCGCTATCTTTGCGTGGGTCAAAACCTTCTTTTTTAATTGATTGTGCGATATCTAATAAACTCATGTTGTTTTCTCCTTTAATTCTTAAAATAGTTCATTTACTGAAGTAGTTTCTACTTCTTTTTTAGTTTCTGCTTTAGTTGTTGGCTTTTCTTCAGTTACAGGCTTATTCTTAACTGGACTGAGTGCGCCACGGATTGTTGTTAAAATCTTCAAGATTTTCTTATCATCCACTTGGTCTGTATAGTAAGATTTACGCTTACGGTCAACCTCACGGTTATAGTTATTACCGATTTTTTCTGTATGAATCATCAGGTCAGAATTTCCGTTGATAAGATTCACATACTTATCTTTCAAGCTTGGTTTGTCCTTAGTTGCATTCCCGTTATCATCATATTCAGAGATTTGTCGACTGATATAAATAACGTTCATTGGTAAGGCTTTTAGATCAATAACCAATTCAGTGACCGCTTGATTAAAGAAATCATAACCTTTACCGTATGGAATTTCTGACAAGGATTTCAAACGAGGTTTTCCTGGTGGAGTTAGTTCATCACACACAGCTATTTTAATCATCTCGATAACATCATCGATTACATCGACTACGACTGTTTCATAAGAATGTTTTTGTGTTTGAAGTGCCAGGAGGATTTCACCTAACTGTTTGATAACCGAGTTGGTAATTCGTCCAGAGGTGTCTTTTTCATTCAATAGTTGGATACTTGGTACGCTATTAGCTTCTGCATTTCCATCCGTATTTAGTACGATAGGGTTTGGAAATTCGTTTGCTAGATAAGACTTACCACTCATGGTTTCACCATAGATGAAATAGTTACGAGGGGTGTCTTTTGGAATTTGTGGTTTGTTTTCTGGTAATTTAAACAAGATTTATACTCCTTTATAATAAAATTCAATTACATTTACATCGTGCTGCTGACGACTTCCTGTTATGCGCCATAGCAACTGTCGGTAATCATCGTATTCTCCAGAATCTTCTTCGACAGGATCCAGAACAACGATAGTTTGGTATTTATGTTGTAGGCCATCAACACCTACACCTAAAACTTGACTGGTAGCAACCACTATTTGATTATCAAGACCGTCCTTTATGTCTCCAGTCCAGATGCCAATGTTTGGATGTCTGTTTCGAATAACATTTACAATTTGTTTAGACTTGCTAACAATCAACATATCGTGTGGCGCTCGTTCAATTAGTCCATCAAGCTCTAACATTAATGGTGTGTCTTTGTTGACTGCTCTTAGTTTAGGAAAATCAACATCTACACCAGTTTGGTTTAGGTAGCGCTCAAAGGTGTTTCTCCCAAAATATTGCTTAGCCATGGCAGTCTTACCATTTACTGTGACTAGATTTAACTTCCTAAATTCAGCAAGTTTTTCTGGATTGCCAGGAGCAACTCTCTTTTTATAGAATTTAATCTCAAAACCGTTATTCTCAACTGCGTTTTCAATTTCTTCGATTTTTTCCCACCTAAAGAAGTTTGGTAGATTCGAGACATAACGTTCATAATCTCTAAAATCTTCCCACTTCTCTTTTGAATAACTTAATGGATCATAGACCATTTTTCCGTGAGCCTTTTGCCAATCAAACTTATTATTAGGTGTTGCCCAACCAAAAATTGTTTTTTCTAGTGGGTAGAAGTTTTGACCTTTTTTTCTGATTGGTGTTGCTGAAAGACCTATCGTGTATTTCCGCTTTATTTTGCGATATAAGGCGACTTGTTTATCGCTCGACATATTCTGCCACTCATCCACAATCAGCACGTCACAGGTTAATTTATTCCCCTTTTTGACTTGATTTTGAAGATATCTATCTGTCTGAATGATAATCTCAACATCTTTATCAAAATTCATAAACTTAACTGCATCTATCCAACCATTCAGAATCGCTAGTCGGTTGTTTGTGATGATGATTTTTTTAGCTTTTTTATGCTTTGCAATAGCAAGCGCACAGATAGTTTTCCCCCTGCCTTAACCTCCCAAAGCTTCAAGAAAAATTCCATTTGTTAATCTTGAACTTCGGGATACTGCCTCCTTTTGCCATTTTCTTAAAATTATATTTGTCAATCTTTTACCTCCGAAACTCTTTTTCCAATATCTTGAATAACTTCTTCAACATCATTTCTCATGGCCCAGAATAGTCCGAGCCTTGCCGCTGCTCGTATGTCCTGGTGGTGACTCTTTTCAAACTTCCATAAACCTAAGATTTTTAAAAGGTCGTCTGGAATATCTGATTTGTACCCACCGTTATATTGAAGAATGGCATCTGGATAACACAACTGGATATAAGCAATAGTTTCTAACACACTATTATCTTTTGACCTATCGTTATCTCTGGTACGAAATTCTTCGACAACTACTACATCAAAATCAAGTGTTTTTCCAATGTCATGAAACCACTTTGCAAATCCCTTCATGCCATATTCCACTACCCAGCTATTAACCAACCTTGCATTATCAAGCAAGACAATCCCTGTTGTTGAAGTTTCAATTTTATTTGACGATGGGTCAATTGCTAGAATTTTCATAACACTATTTAATCCTCAAACTTCTACTTTCTTGAAGGCTAGCACCTTTGATTGTTTTCCCAGATTTTAGCAATTCCTTGATTGTCGCTTTATCTGGTGTCAATTTTTGAATAAAGTATTTCTTAGGTAATCGCTCTTCGTCTACAACTACTGAAGGTTGATTTTTACCCATATAAACAGTGAAAAGCAAACCTTTAACTTTTTCATGCCCCGTAACTTCAAACGCTTCTTGCATACTTCCTTTAAGCCATACGACATCATTATCTAATGATTTATAACGAGCAGTCAGACGATCAATTTCTTCTTTGATTAGCTTTTTGCTAGCTTCTTTATTTTTGATAACTTTAGCAGTATTTTCTACCTTTTCTTCAAATTCGTTCGACCAATCTATCGATTCTAAAGTGTCAGCTTTTGTTTCTTCATCTAATCCTTCCATGTCATTGATTTTTTTAAAAGTTCCTGTTAATTCGTAAAGTGTTGGCATTATTTCGTCACCTCTTTCATTAGTTTATTTGCTTCTTTGATTAGCAATCGCATAACGTTGCTATCTGTTTCTTTCTCTGCTGCACGAGTCAGCATTTCCACCCACTCACGTCTAGTGTCATTCTTCCAATCAACCAACTCTGTGAGTGCTTTGGTGTGATTAAAGTAAGGCGAATAGTCAAATGACTTATCTTCCAAGCGGATACATTTTCCTGCCTTGATGTCTTTGGCTAAATTTGCCCTCACATTGCTATTTGTTGTTCCGACAACCTCAGCTACTTCATCGTATGAGGCAGTAGGGTGGTCTCTATAATATTCCCTAATTCGTTCCGCTTGAGTCATTTAGTCATACTCCCTTCCTTCAAATTCATTAACCAAATCCACACTTCCACATTTAGGACATTCGATGATTGGGTAACTATCGACATACTCGAATGTATTCCCACAATCTCTACATCCACACTTCCAGATATAGAGACTCATGTTATTGTTCCTTGTGGATATTTTCGATTTCTTCTAGCTTTTCGACAAATTCGACATACGCTTTATAAAAATCACCGGATTTTTTGCTATCTTTATATGCTTTTTCAATCAATTCATGGCCGTCGCCATAAAAACAACCAACTTTCCATTTTCTGTTTGATTTTGTGTAAGTGAAATAACGACCACTGGACCATGTGTTTTTAAAGACAATATAATCAGCGTCGCCATATACCTCAGCGTCGCCATATACCCAAGCGTTGCCATATACCCTAGCGTTGCCAGATACCCAAGCGTTGCCAGATACCCAAGCGTTGCCAGATACCTCAGCGTCGCCATATACCCAAGCGTTGCCAGATACCTCAGCGTCGCCATATACCCAAGCGTTGCCATATACCCTAGCGTTGCCATATACCCTAGCGTTGCCAGATACCCAAGCGTTGCCAGATTGACTTAAATTTTTTTCACTTGCAATATATCCGCCGATTTCCCCTTTTTCAATTCCACTAAACGAAATTAAAGCCTTAATCCTAAAAAGCTGAACTCCAAAAAAAGTGATTGTGTCTTCTACTAATAATTCATATTTTTTCATTTCTATTGCTCCTTTGGTTGCGGTAATGCTAGTAAGTCAGGTCTAAGACCTATTGGTGCTTGTGTGTCAAACGTGAATTTTCTATCGCAATTTCTGATGTTTTCCCTTGCAATATTGTTGAATTGCTTTCTGCCTTGCTGATAAACTTCAATGATTGCTTGATCTAACATTTCTTGTTCTTTCATCTGTCTTTGTCGTTTCTGCTCGTTATTAGTCACAATCAGCATTGTCACGAATAAACAAATAAAGATTGATGCAACTCCTAAAAGTTGGCTTGTTAATGTTGGCTCTGTCATGTTAATTTTCCTTTTCTAATTGTGAAATCTCTGTTAAAAGTTTTTCTAATTCTTCTTTACCGCTGATATAACCGACTACATCATTTGTAATTTTTGTATCGTAGGTAAGATTCCATTCTTCAGTTTTTTTGTTATATTTTAATACGGCTAACTCTAGTCCGTAAGAATACTCGTGATGGATAACACTTGCACCGTAACCGTTTTTAAAATGGTATTCATGCCTTGGAAATGTACCGAAAGATGATTTAGTTTCTTCAAAACTTTCGCATTCGATTTCAATTGTTGGTATAAAGTATTCCATGCTATACCTCTAATAATTTCTCAAGGTCTGCGATACGTTGATACAAGATTTTATTTTCTTCCCTTGCTGCAATCAATTCTTGGTTTAAGTCCAACGCAACCAATCGCCAGTCTGTGTTGACTTCGATTTTTGTTGTGTTGAAAAACCATTTCGTAAGTTTGTCTAATAACTTCATGTTAAAACTCCCAATTGTTTTTCTTTTTTAAGATTTTCTAGCATCTCTGCTAGTGTTTCTTTTTTAGCACGATAACGATTTCTGCTTTTCCATTTAACGAATAATCGAAAACCTTCATAATTGATAAATACTAACTTGTGAGTTGGATTGTCAATGAACTGTTTAAAATCTGGATGATCTCGCATTTCAGTAGCCCAAACTTTAGCAGTTCCAACTGTCAGACCTTCCCACATTTGACAAAGGTGTTTGTAGTCGCCATGAGTTGCTTTTTCATTGACATCCACTGGCTTATAAGTGATTTCTGCTTTAGGCATGGATTTCCCTCTCTTTCTGTGATATAATTTTCTTGAATAATTTTCTAAGTGCCTGATTGCAGTCAGGTGCTTTTTTGTTATCTTAGTTCATCTATACTGACTTCCAGTGCATCAGCAATTTTCTTAACTGTGTCAAAATACAAATCTTTCACTTCTCCATCTCTTAAACGATAGATTCCAGCAGTTCCTATACCTGCTTTTAAACAAAGTTTATAAACTGTCCAATTTCGTTCTGAAAGTTTTTCAGATATTTTTTCCCAAAGCATATCTGTTTTTCTCCTTATCTAGTTTTATTTTTATATTTTTTGTGCTTATATATACCATCACACTATATATTGTGTAATCTTTAGATTTTTACTCCTCGTCTACACAATATATTGACAAACATTGTTTTTTATCATATAATATTTTTTGACTAGGACCTCTCACCGTTTTAGTCAAAATCTTAAACAGAAAGGAGTGTCGCCGATGGAAATGACTATCAATACTGGAATACCTCAAGATCAAGTTACTAAAGTTGTTCATGTAAAAGGTCCAGGACACACATACGTTGAAACAATCTATCCAAATGGCTTAATTATCAATTACGATATGTTACCAGATGGAACGGTCAACGTAGATTGTAATAAACCGCTTCGTCTCGAACCAGACGGAACTTATACACCAGTAATGGACTGACCTCGTATGATAATCTTGTCTTCTTTAAAAGTAAGACTTGATTTATCCAACTTGATATCAACTGCCTTGATGCGATTGCATTTTATTGCTGAGTTATCAAGGCTTTTTCTTTTCCCACTATACGGATATCGTCTTGGTTTCATTTATTCCCTCCTTATGCTTGACTAAAAGTGTTCATTTCCATAATTTTCATCTTAGTATTGGTACTTGGTTCCCAAGTCATCCAATATTTCAATGCTGCTTCTGCAAATTTCTTTGGTAGCAAGTCATAGCGACTGATATTGAAATGATCCTTGAAATCAATCTCAGCTTGTCTGAACACTGATTGAGCAAATGTCTTATCTGCATAAGCTGGACTATCAATCCCACCGAGACAAGCAACTACTCGAGCTTTACGCTTCTTCAAGAGTGATTGAGCATAGCTAGGATGGATTGGTTGTTCATTCTTGAGATAGTCGATATCTTCAAGCATTGTGACTTGTTGCTCACGCAATTTCTTTTGTCCAGTAAATAGAGCGATGAAGGCATCTTCGTCCAAGTCCTCACGGATAAAACCACCTTGTCTGCGAATAGCTGGTAAAACCTCTGATGTCACCCAACGCTTGAATTCTTTTGCTTGTGGCAATTTACTCGATAGGATAAGCGAATATAAACCTGACTCGTTGATGATGATAGTTTCTTGTGTTCTTCCAAGATTATCTGTGAGGCCCTGTTTTAGGGCGTCATCTTCATCAACATGAAGAGCGATTGCATTTCTTGCTTTGCTATATCCTAATATGTCAGCGACATCTTTACCAACGAACCATGGTTCATCATTGATTGTCATCGTACGGACTTCATGTCCGTGGAAATTAAAAATTTCGTTCATAGCATTCCTTCCTAAATTTGGTATAATAAAGATAATAAAATGATTGGAGAAATCTTATGTCTAAAAAAACCTGTTTTATCGTTTGTCCTATCGGAGAAGACAACTCTGAGACTCGGAAACACTCTGATACGGTACTAAATTACATTATCACGCCCGCTCTTTCGGAAGACGAGTTTGACATTATTCGTGTTGACTCATTACCTACAGTGGATAGAATTGACCAAACGATTATAGAATATTTACAGACTGCCGACCTAGTAATAGCTGATATGACTGGTCATAATGCAAATGTTTTCTATGAATTTGGGTACCGTCAATCCCTTGGAAAACTTGTCATTCCTATCATAGAAGAAGGACACTCTATCCCATTCGATGTCACCACTTTAAGAGCTATAAAATATGCTACAAATGATTTAGACAAAGCTAACACTGCGATAAAACGACTAAAGGAAACGATTGAAATTTTTGATTTTGAGAGCCAGTCTGAAACCTCAACCCTCTCTTCATCAAATATAGATACATCCATTTTGACAACTATAAATAATAAATTAGATGCCATCATGGATCTTATCGCTCAAAATAATGCGACTATTATTGACACGGTAGCTGAACAAGTTGCTAAACACTCTAAACCAGAACAAACTATGGAAGAGCGTATGCTAGCTTTGATACTCCCTGAAATGATTAAAAACCCCGAATCGCTCAATGCTCTTGCGAGCTTGGGTCAGAAACAAACTGGTCAGTCCTAAGTTTTAAAGCGTCTACGCTACCTTTTAAGAAAGCCGTGGTTAGCTCTAACTCATCCAACTTCTCTGCAATATATGTCACGGTCCTCATTATTTCATTGAGGGCTGTTCTTTCTAATTCGTTCATGCGCACTCCTTTCCTACTCAATCCCATAATCTTCAATCACCTGAAGAATGAAGCTATTCGCTCGTGGGCCTTTAGTCGTCCCACTTAGAATATTTGTTACTTCCTGTCGTTTAAAGCCATAAGCAACCGCTAGAGTTGTTTTTTTAATGCCTTTTTCTTTCAAGAAAGCATTAACTCTTTCACGACCGTTTGCGATATCTGGCATATGTGTTCCTCCTTTTTTTACAATTTATGTAAATAAGGAACAACTAAAATTTTAACTATTTTTCTGCATTACGCTTGACAACTAACACCAAATCGGCTAAAATGAAAGCATAATAAAAACACTAATAAATCTATAAATACCGTTCGCCAAAACATTTTTATAATTTATTTTCTAGTTGTTTTTTTAGTTGTAACTTACTTACAAAAAACATTTTACACCTTTTGGGATAATTAGTCAACCTTTTTACACCAAATTTGTTAAATATTTTTTGTGATGTCTTAGAAAGGTTGATTTAACAATGTTTGAGACATTTGAGAAAATAAAAGAATTGGCAAAAAAGCGTGGAAAATCTCTTGGACAAGTCGAAGAAGACTTATGTTATGGCAGAAATACACTGTATAAGATAAAAAACTCTACGCCAAATGCTGAACGTATAGCAGAAATTGCTAACTACTTCAATGTGTCCACGGACTACTTGCTTGGACGGACAGATAACCCTGCTATCGCTGGAGACAGCAAAGAGTACAAATGGCAAGGTAAGACTCTGAATGTAGAAGAAATGGCGTCCAACGTCATGATGTTCGGTGGTCGTGAATTAACAGATGAAAAGAAGAAAATCATCCAGTCTATCATTGAAGGTTATCTTAAAGAAGCTGGTGATTAGAGGTATTTCTTAGTGACTGAAAAAGAAATTATAAGTCATTTTCAGATTCGTATTATCGATTTTGATGGAGATTTGATGCCTGATGAACTTGGATTTTACGAAAAAGAAACTAGTACAGCTTTCCTGTCGAGTAAACTCAGCAAGAAAGAGAGAGTTAAGGTCCTACTGCATGAACTCGGACACAAAGACCACACACGCTCAGAGTACCAGAACGCTCGCCTACGCTGTGAAAACGAAGCTGATAGGAATATGATCCATCATCTCGTAAAAGACGCGCTAGAAAGCTTAGATGACCCCACAGAGTTTGATTATCTCAAATTCATGTCGTATTACAATCTAAAAACCATGACAAATGAAATCATGGTCAAGGAAGAGTATTTAGCATTAGTAAATTAAAAAAGGAGAATTGAGATGGATATAGAAAATACGAAATTAAAGTATACTTGTCCACATTGCAACGAAACGTTCTTATTAACCTATCATACCGATCGCTGTCTAAAATGTGGAACACGATATAATCCGGATGAAATAAAATCGATTTTTCATTCATTTGAAAGTCATGTAGAAAATAGTGGATTTACCCAAACCGGAGACGCTTTGCAAGGTTGTGGCCAAGCACTACAAGGATGCGGGGGTGTCATTGGAGGAATCGGGTGTCTGATTATGTCACTATTTGTATTGATACCACTTCTACACTTTATTTTTTCGTTGTTGAAGTAACAAAAAATCCCCACACTCGCCATCGCCAAATTTTGAGTGTGAGGATATCCTGTATAAGAAACAACCATTCAAAAGGTCGTTTTCTTATACCCATTTTATCAAAAAAGTGAGGTAAAATCAATGTGGATGGAAGAACTTCCGAATGGAAAGTATAAATTTTTTGAGCGATACAAAGACCCATACACCGAAAAATTGAAGAGGGTATCTGTAACGCTTAGTTCTGGTACATCAAGGGCAAAGAAAGAAGCTCAAAAACTACTGGATGAACGCATAGAAGAAACTTTACAGAACATACAATCAACAGATGTGACTTATCAACACGTTTTAGATGAGTGGTGGACATTTTACCAGAAAGAAATCAAAGGTAGTTCTATCAGCTCTCTCACTAGTAGCGTGAATGATTTTAAGGAAGCATTCGATACAGAAATTAAAGTTAAGAATATAGACACTAAATATATCCAGCGGTTCTTAAATGATCTAGATATTTCTCGTTCAAAACTAGAGCGCTATAAAATGATTCTAAATCTATCATTTGATTATGCAGTTAATCTTGAATACATCAAAGACAACCCTGCAAGACGAGCAAAACTTCCAAAACAAATAAAAACAATCGAAGAGTTAGAAAAGACAGAAAAGAAATTTTTGGAAGAGGATGAACTAAAAAGATTATTAGAAGAATTATACAGGACAAAGAATACATATAGACTAGGATTGCTTGCAGAATTTATGTCATACAATGGTTGTCGAATTGGTGAAGCTATTGCTATTAAACTAGAAAATATTGATTTTGATAACAAGACAGTAAAAATCCATGGAACTTTAGATAAAACAGTAGGATATTCAAAAGGATTTAAAACAACTACGAAAACTGCTGCAAGCTTCAGAACTGTTTCTTTATCAAAAAGAGAAATTGAAATTTTAAAAGAGTTTGTCTCAATAAATGAACTTACTAAAAACACTCGAAAAACATTCAATGATCTTGGATTTATCTTTGTTACCAAAAACGGTATACCGATTCAAAATAATTCTTTTAACTTAGCAATCCAGAAAGCAAATAAACGTTTAAAAAAACCAATCGACAAACACCTTACCTCGCATATTTTTAGGCATACTCTTGTTAGTAGATTGGCAGAAAACAATGTACCTCTAAAAGCAATCATGGCAAGAGTTGGTCACTCTGATTCTCGAACGACTAATAAAATCTATACACACGTCACTAAAAAGATGGATGATAATATCCTGGACTTGCTCGATTCTTTATAGTTTGCCCCTTATTTGCCCCCTATACACAAAAAAAGCCTGTCACACAAGCTTAAATGCTTGATATAACAGGCTTTTTGTAAAATTATTATTTAACTGCTTCTTTAAGAGCTGACAATATTTCATAAGTATATAATAGAAAGAAACCTTATAAAATAAGCATAAATAAGAAATAAACTACATATAATTTTTACCATAAAAATATAAAAGTTTTAACCTTTTGCCCCTTATTTGCCCCCTTTTTTTCAAAAAACTTTATAAAAACTCTTGATTTTCTCGGTATACCGTGATATAATATAATCAAGATAAGGAAAGGAGGTGAGGAAGTTGAACAAAGAAGATTGGCTTAGGTTACTTGAAAAGGCGATAGACAATATCCCTGAAACAGTAACTGCTATCGCAAGTCTAGTGACTGCAATAACAGTCGCAAGGCAAAACAAAAAGCGTAAACCCGAATCCCGCAAAAGAAAAGGTAAACGCTAAGAGGGAGGGGCGAAAGCCCCTCACACCTCTATTTTATCAAATGAAAAGAGGAAAAGCAATGGTTAGTGCAATAGCTATTTTTATAATTGTGATCAATGTATATATCTATCTAAAAAATAAAAAGGACAAATAATATGAGAAAAGTTATTCAAGAATTACTTAACAGTTCTATTTCTACATCTGCTATTTCACAAGGTGCTGGTGTTCCGTGGACTACTGTTTCTGACCTCAGAAAAGGAAAAACAAGCATGGACAAAATGGCGCTTCTCACAGCAGAAAAACTTTATGAATTTGCTACAACTAATAAGCAGTGATTTCGGTCACTGCTTTTTTAAATGCAAACAAAAAAACCGCCAGCATAAGCCAGCGGTCTAGGTGTATAATTAATTTAATTCTTTCTTTTATTTTTCTTTTTCTTCGACTTTTGTCGGATCAATAAAAGTAATTAACCCGTCCGGTTCGACTTTAAAGGCTGGTTGTTCGTGGAGTTCCCCGTTTGCTTTCAGATAATACCATCCGTCACCGTGTTTCACGAATTGCTTGGATAACATTTCGCCGTTCTGTTCTGATAGGTAGTACCACGTTTCGCGATATTTAACCCAACCAGTAACCATATAACCGTCTTTATCGAAGAAGTACCAACGATGATTGATAAAATTCCAACCCGTAACGGTCGCGCCTCGTTTATCGAGGTAGAACCAATACTTGCCATCATAGAACCAACGATTGATTAAGCAATAACCGCTCTCGTTGAATCTGAACCATTCATTATTGATTTTCTTCCAGCAATTTTTAGGATATGAGCCGTCGGCTTCTTCATACCACCAACCGGCTGCCTCTTGTCGCCAGCCAGCTTCAGAATTGACGCCACCTTCAATATCTTTCTTGAATTGTTCGCGACTAATACCCCACTTCGCAAGATATGGATACGGATCAACGTGATCGCTTGCATTTCGCGGTTGATTGTAAGTGCAATATTCGTGAGTTTTAATTCCGGCTAAACTGTCAGAATCAAGCGTTTTGGGGATTCCCGCTTCATCTGCAAGGTCACGCAATAACTTAACGTATAACTTATAATCACGCATGAATTCTTCCTTGCTTTCGTGACTCTCAATTAATTCAACTTGTCCGTATCCTTCGACGTTCCAGCCACCGCCCACGTCCCATGCCCCACGGTCAGTAAGCCACGTTTGCATAACTCTACCATTTCCCACGACATGAGAGAAGAAGCCTAGTTCTGCGTCTTTACGATAGTGGTAATCTGCTTCATTTTGAGCGGTTGAGTTACGGTTACCCGTTGAGTGAGCGTGAATCTGACGATATGGTTGTACTCCCACTTGTGGAAGATTTGTTCTTAATCTACTTTTGTCAATTTCTACCATTTTTAATTTCCTTTCTTTTATGGCAACGTTGTAGGCCACGGTTCGCTTGTTAGATATGAGATAGCACTTACTCGAATATCTCCAATATCACTGTCAGTAGGTATTGGATCATCAAACTGGAAGCGTAAATGATTTCCGTCACTCGGGCCCGCTAGATACCATGTACCGTATCGCTTGCCTTTATCATTAAAAAGAGTCCCGATTAACGAGAACTCAGACCTGAACCCTTGAGGGATTTTTTGGGCGCTCAAAATAAAACAGTTACGCTCACGATCTGAGGCTTGCGCAGAATATCCGGGTCCACCACGTCTTACAATACCAAACCAGCCCCATTGAAGCCCCCCAAATTGATACATAACTGTATCGTTTTTTCTTCGCACTTTCAAAAATGAAGCGCCTAGTTTCGACTGGATATTCAAAGTTCGCCAACCAGTGTCACCCGTTAAGACTTCCCAGCCTTGATTATTGTCACCAGTTCTCTTAATCCATTTCAAAGCGCCATTTGTTGCGTTGGTATCAACATAAGTTGTACCTACTGGAGCAGTAATCTTACCGTTTGGCATACCCGTACCGTGGATTTCGTATTCATTGACTTGTCCGCCGGGTGTGTTTGTAGCTGGTTGTGTTGGTAAGTTAACACTACCGCCCCCGTCAGACAAAATAAGCGTGTTTCCGGATAAGGTCAACTTTTGAGGAATACCAACACCGTCACGGCCATTTTCTCCCCGTGGTCCAATAGGTCCGATATCCCCTTTAGGTCCTGTAAGACCGATAGGTCCTTGAGGTCCAGTAGGTCCAGCGGGTCCAGTCTGTCCGATTGGTCCTTGTTCCCCACGTTCTCCCTTTTGTCCGTCTTGTCCACGCTCACCTTGTAAACCTTGAGGTCCGATTGGTCCTTGAAGTCCGTCCGCCCCTCTAGGTCCAGTATCACCCTGTGGACCTCGTTCACCAGTTTCTCCTTTAGGTCCTATCTGTCCTTGAATACCTTGTAAACCTTGCGGGCCAGTCAATCCTTGCGGGCCTTGTGGTCCTATCGGGCCACGCTCTCCGGCTTCTCCCTTGTCCCCTTTCGGTCCGGGAGTTAAAGCAATATTTTGTAATTCTTGTTTAGTTGCAAAGTTGCTTGTATCAATCTTAGGATTGTTTTCTAACGCCGTTACACGCTCTCTTAAGGCGCTATCGTCATACACGGTATCTTTATCTGTCTTTGTCTTTAAGGCTTCAATATCGGCTGAAATATGGCTTATTTCGGTACGCTCAACTTTATTTGCTAGTTCTGCTTTTGTAGCAAAACCGCTTGTATCAATTTCAGGTTTCGTTTCAAGTGCTTGCAAACGTTGAATAATTTTTGAGTCGTCAAACGTTGCACCCTCGACATGAATATTCTTGATAGCTTCTTCTAGTTCAGCTTTCGTTACAATATCAGTCAATGCCACGATGCGCTTCGTGTCTTTCTCGATGATTGGCAATTCTCCGTGCTTATCAATTTCAGATACACGAACCCCAAACGAGAATTTAAGAATATCTGCCGATTGCACGACTTTTTCAGCGTAAACGAACCCGTCAACGATTTCATCTGTCGTGATTAAGCTAGTATCGAATGGAATAGAAACAAGGTTGTTTTCAACCGTTCCCGCAACTTCCAGAAGCCGATTAGTTGTTTTAAACTTGAATAAAACGATAACTTTTTCAGCCTTAAGATCGTTTAGCTTCAATTCGATATAAGCGTTGTTCTTATCGTGACTATAAAATTCTTCTTTGACTTTATTCAGACCGTCCCGAACATCAACACAAACGCCCGCTTGCCGTTTAATAATTTTCTTCAAAGGTTGCCCCCTTTCAATATAAAATAAAAGGAAGCCTTACGGCTTCCCCGTCTAGTCTTTCTTAGGCTCGTAGTATTCAAGCGCTCGTTCGCTATCTGTGATACCCGCTGTTGTCGGATCAGTAACCACTCCTAGCAATACAAGAATATAAACGAATGTATTCACACCGTCTTGAAAATTCTGTGGAATTTCAAACCCGAATTGTTGAGCCATTAAAAAGATTGCCCCTAATAGAGCGATTAAAGTCACTTTATTTTGTAAACGTAATTTCCAGTTAATTTTATTCATCTTTGTTACTCCTTTACTTCAAGTAAAATATATTTATTAAATAGGCTATCAATGTAACCATTGCCACCTAAATTTTTATAGCTTTTGTGCATTTTATGAATAATATCAGACTCATGCACCGTGGTATATCTACGTTGTAATGCTACTTTTATATCTCGTTCAAGCCTTAGATACATTGTTGCTAAGTGTGCTTCATCATGCACTACTAACTTGTTATTGATCTCGATAATTTTCTTTTGATTATCTTCGCCAATTTCGTGGATGGTATTCAATTCGCTTTTAAGTTCCTTGAATTGTTCCTTGTTTAAGTTTCCGGCCTTGCTTGCACGCATACCGAACCACCCCGTAGCAACAACTCCGATTGTAGGGGCTAGTTGCGTAATGGCGTGAATTGTTCTATCGATTATTTCAGACCATGCCATAACTCCCCCCTTCCTATCGTGATACTGCTTCAGTATCTAATTCACTTGACGGCTTGGTAATAGGCGCTTCCCACTTCCAAAGACCGAGTTTGCCGTTTCGGTGCAAATCTTCCAACTGTTCTACCGTCTGCCCTTGATAAGTGAATGGCTCTGTGACTTGAACCATAACACGCTTCCCTTCTTGGAATTGCTCGACATGGTTAGGGTTTTCAATCGTGAAAATTTCTTGTGGTTGGTAAGTCTTGCCAGTCTGACCTAAATCAACCAATTCAAGACCTTTTTTGTAAACAGTCGGATCAAGTGGATTGTCCGTATCTGTTACCCGTGCCAATACCGCCCAGTTCGCAATGGCTTTCACTTCTGCAATTTGTGCTTCTTTTTCTGCTAGCTTTTGGTTGTAAGTCTGCTCTTGTGTGATTAAGTCTTCTTGTAACTGTTTCACGCCATCTGCGGGGTTGAACTCTGTCGTTACTTGAGCCAATACTGCCTTAATTAAGTCCTCGTTTGACTCGTTGGTTCTATCACCGATAAGAACACGGTCAAAAGCTGTATATGGATTTTCTTGACGGATCGCTACGAAAGTACGGTTGTTGTCTTGTAAGTATTTATTGATAACTGTAAATGTCATATTTTATTGTTCCTCTTTTTCTGTTTGTTCTTGTGCTTCTGCTTGTAATTCTTGAAGTTGCGCTTGCGCTTCTTCATAACGTGCTTTGTAATTTGCGCATTCGATTGTTTTGTTAGCAAGTTGAATTGCTAAGTCGTTGATGATTTTATCTTGTGTGTTCATGTTTACCTCTTTACATATTGATATTATACAAACCGGGGTACCCTAATTTGTTTCGCTCAAACCAGTTTTTGATTTGTTGAAAATTATAATGAATATTATTAAATTTACCTACTAAAGATTGGTCTCTGACAATGACATCTTCAAGTCCCCAAATTTTTTGTGTTTGGGTATCTATGGTTACTTGTTTTAGGCCATCCTGTCCACTAAGTCTAAAGTCCATTGTTTGACCATAAAATGTGATAGCTGACCGAATTTCATTTCCACTCCTTCCATTCCAAATCTGAATACCAACCGAAGTGTGATCCAGCGCTTGTACGCCGTTTCGATTGCTTAATAGTGCAGTATATGAAGTATCTACCCTACCAAATTTACCAGCACCAAAAACTAGATACTGTAACGGTCTGTTAGGGAATTGGTTTCTAATTCCAATATCATAAGCGTTCATCTCTAGCCATCCAGTTTGTAAATCAAAATCAGTAACTCCATTCAAGGATGATAACTTTCCACCTTTTATAATATTCGCCGTCAAACCCTCTGCGACAACATTCTTTGCAGAAATATTGATAATTCTAGCTTTACTTGCGTCAATTTCTCCAATCTGCGCCGTGCCAATTTGAGCGTCTGCAATCATAGCTTTCTTTATCGTACCATCAGCTATATACGTTGTTTCAGGCGTTACTACTAGCTTATTCTTTCCAACTTCTAAACTAGCCCCGCCAGTCGCTAAATTTAAGGCGCTTAGAATGTCGCCGTTACTATTGAGCGTTTTGACTGCAAAACTATCTTTTAAAATAGACATTGTGGTTCTTGTGTATTCGCTATTGTAATCAGTACTATCCACGAATTGTTCCGGTATCAATCGCTGGTCTATAATCATAGGTTTATGGATAACGATATTTCCGGGACTCGTAAGAGTAAACCTGATTGAGTATTCGTTCAATTCGCCAGTATAAGGGATGTCTAAGTAGCCAGTAAATGTCTGATTGCCCGTTTTAGTAAGTGTAATTTGTGAGTTATAGTACATTCCTAAATTTGTGGTATTATCCAATAACTGAATTAAAACTCTGCCATCTTTAGGAACCTTGTCAACTGCAATTTCAATACGATAACCAAGGCTTTCGCCTTGTTTCACAAACTTTTTAGTAAGTGGAAAACGAACTCCCAACCAACCAGTCATGGACTCAGTATAGTTAATTCGTATTCCGTCATGATCCCCAAAACTAACACGTTCTAAATGCTTATCTGTTGCGACTGATGAGATATACTTTGGAATTTTAGTTGGCGCATAAAACAGATTAGTAAGGTTACTAAATCTCTTGCCTACTTCAACATTAAATAATTCGGACGTTAATGCCATTCTTGCTATGTTTGTGCTAACGTTTGAGTCGTTCGTACCTAAAATACGCTCGTAGAGTTGGCTCGTTTCCTTTACTCGTTGGAAGTCTACTTCATTGACCTTACCAGCTACTTGACTTGTAATGTCCGCAATACGTCCATCTATACCTTGCTTGTATTCTGCAAGCTTGGCTTCATTCTCTCTTGTGAGTGCTTCAAAGCGTTGTTTCGTACCTTCAACATTTTCTGTAAAGGTGCTTTTTAAAACGTAATCTCTTGATATTGTTTCACGAATAGCGCTTGTTTGCTTGGCCGTTTCGTCCCTAGCGTATCGCTTCAATTCCTCTTGACGTTGGCCGTCCTTATCAATGAATGATGTTATTTCTCCAATTTTCGTTTTTATGCCGTCTGTCGTTTGTGTGACTTCAAGCATTTTAGAGCCATATTCATTTTTAAAGTTCGCAACGTCTTGACTTAATTGTGTTTGTGCTCGTTCTGCTGTTACCTTGAACGTGTTTAAATTTCTAACGTTGTCATCTGCGATTTTCTTAGCTTCTTTAGCTAAATCTTCACTTGCACCAGCTTTTTTTAAAGCTTCGTCACTTCTGCGTTTATTTTCTTCACTTGCTTGTTCTGTCGCTTTCTTAACTTTATCGAATTCTTTTTCAAGATCCGCTGTATCAAGTTTTAACTTTTTAAGCTCCCACTCCGAACCGTTCCAGATATACATTTCTGTATCTTCGCCAGCCGTTAAGTAAAGAATATCACCACGTTTTATTGTTCCGATTGGCTCGTCTTTTGGTTTAGTTGCACTATAATAGACCGTATTCTTACCATCCGCACTTGCAAGCGCCTTTGTAGCGACCGCCAGAGCGCTTTCTGCGAATTCTTTACTTTGTCCCACGCTCCGAATAATTGAGCCTTCAGAGCTTATTTGTTTTTGAACGCTTCCGATATCGTTACAAGTGACTTTATGGTTAATCAATCGCCCCGTAACGTCATAAGAACTTTCAAACGAAACAATCCGAATTTTTTCACGGAATCCTATCGTTTCGTTAATAGCCATGATATAATCACCGGCCCGCGGTTGCGTGTATTGATAGCCGGCTCGGGTTAAATCTTCCATATCAAGCTGGACTGATATCGAGTATGAGTTATCTACTTCAAATTTTAAGCGTTCTAGCAACTTGCCGGTATCTTTATAGCGTTCATCCTTTACCGGTTCGCCTTCGATACGTCCGTAAATCTGAGCGAGCGGGCTTTCATATTCAGACGTATACCGTCCCTTGCTATGGTCTTCTTCATCTTTCCACGCACCAAGTCCGCGTTTATATGTAATGAATTTGTTGATATTCTTTTCAATCACTAGTTCATTCATATTGAAATTTTTTCGGACGACCGTCGAAAGATCCGCACCGATTTTTTTAGTAATCAAGACGACTTTTCCGGAAACTGAAAACTCGAGTCCAGCAGCTTTAATAATATCTTTAAACATTTCTAAACGCTTGGCGTTTCCGAAATTCTCTTTACGAATAGAATTCACTCTTACGCTTGGCTCAATCTGGTATCGATAACCGCTATTTTTAAAGATGGCCTCGATATACACTTCAAAACGATGTGATCCGTTGAACTCGGTATAACAGTTCGAGTGATCGAAGTCATAAAAGAATTGGTGAACAGCGTCGAAGGAAACGGAAAGGTTGCGCCCCTCGTCCCGAGGCTTGGCGTAAATGATGGTAAAAAATTCGCCGTTAAGCTCAAATTTCCATCCCACGTCAATTTTGGATAAAACATTATCATTTGAAATAATAGTCCCCGAAACAGAACGCTCACCATTTACGGCATTTTTGACCGTGAATTCAACTTGTGCTCCAAAACCTTCGCCTCTTTCATTGTAAAATGTAAGCAATGTTTCCCTCCTTCCTATTTGTATAATTCTTTGAATCCGAGTATTTTGATTGTGCCTTTAAAATTCGTAGCCCATGGGATTTTTTTATTCGCTTTCGGTTTAATCACGAAATACTCGAAATTTGTCCGATTATTGACGTTCTCGGCTATCGAACCAGTGAATAATTGCGTTTCTATCCCTTTAAGTCTTAATTTATTTCCGGACTGAATAGGTGTTTGGACGAGATTATATGTAAACCGTCGCCCGTCAATTTCAAGAAAGAAATTCGTTTGTTGAGCGTTTGCTGTTAATTCGACGATAAACGGAACTTCTAACTGACTAAGTGTAGCCGTCCCCGCATAATCGAAAGTATTTGTTGAAAGTGTGATATCCTTCGGTACTGTTTCGCCATACGGCAATTCCGCGGTTACAAAACCAAAAGAAATGTTATATTTCAATCCGGCGGAAGATTTTCCGATGAATTCATATTCAACCGAACCATTATTGACGACCTTATAACGATATTTCCATGCCCTATGAGGTATCATTCCGAGGTTTAATTCGCCCGTTGTTTGTCCGGCTAACTCGAATTCGTATAAATCATCACGCTCGGGGTGCATTTTGGTAATGTAAAAACCATCATCCCCTAAGACGTGCCGGTTTAATTCGTCTTTTTTATCAAAAAAGGCTTCCATCGTCGGGACGGTAAGCCTTGCTTTTACTTCTATTGTTTTTTCGGTATAGGTCAAGCCGTCAAAAATTCGACCATTGCGACCTTTTACCGTTCGTGTCGAAATATCCACGGCCGGGGAAGAATCATCGACCGTGATATTATATAAGCCCAGCTCGGATAATCTCCGAGCCTGACCGTCTTTTTCAATCAATAAATCCATGAGCCCCCCTTACGCGAAATATTCAGAAAGTGCTTGTTGTCTAGCGTCTTTCTCTTTGATTGTTGTATAAATCTTGTCGCCCACAATTTCGTTATGGACTTCAAACTTACGTTCAGATAATTGCGAGTTCTTAACGTCGTCGCTCAAGTTTTCAAGTGAAGAACGAACGCCCGCACTTGTAACGCTTGCTGACGTAGTGAGTACGCTATTTGTTTGGTAATCTTGATCGGTGATAGCTTGCGCGTATTGTTTCGATACGTCGTTAATATCTTTCACCCAGCTAGACATACCATTATAAAGCCCTTCACCTGTGAAGCCCCCTATCTTATCCATAACCCGTGAAGGTGAATGAATAGAAAGAGCAGCCCGCATAGTTCTAGCAATATTTGAAGCGATACTACTAGCTAGCGAATATAAAGATCCAGCCATTGAAGCAAGACCATTATATAGACCGATTCCAGCATTATAACCGACGCTACTCAACAAGCCCGGAAGGCTACTAAACGTTGCGGCAATGTTATTATTCGCGCTAGAAGCTAGCGACGTAACGCGAGAAAGTCCCGATTGCATTGTGCTAACAAAAGAGTTCATTCCGCTTGTTGCGCTTGTCGTAATATTTCTAAACGTTTCATTGAACGTTTTAGCCATCTGCGCCCCGCTTTGAGTGCTAACTTGTGAAATTTTATCAAGTCCAGTTTGAACCGCTTGAGCCGTTGCTTGCATAGCTTTCGTAACGGTATTTTGCATTTCTTGATAATTCTTAGCTACCGATTGCGATAATTGCGCGCTTGATTGTTCCGCGCTTTGTGAAACGCGATTGAAATCAGATTCCGCGCTTGTTGCTAACGCACTTGTCGCGACTGCTGCGCCCGCTTGCATTTGTTGGAAGTTGGAAACAACTCCATAATTCGCAATAGAAGCGTTCGTGTTCGCGGTAGTCGATACGCCGGCTGTGCTAGCGTTGGCATTATTAAGTAACTGATCCAGTTGATAACTTGCGTTTGCGTTTAAATCGCTAACGTTTGAAACAACGTTTGAACTCATGGCGCTCGTTTGAGCTGTCGCGTTTGTTTGCGCTTGTGTAAATGCCGTATCGCTATTTGTTGCGAATTGTTGAGCTTGTAAAGTCCCGTTTGCGTTCATAAGACCAAAGTTAGACAAAACGTTTTGCTGCATTGTCGTAGTCTGAGTTGTAGCGCTATCGGTAATACCTAGCATATTGTTATTGACGTCCATTAACATAGCGTCTGTGGACGTGCTAACGCTCGATTGCATTTGTTGGTAATTTGTACTTACGCCCGTATTCGCAAGGAAAGCGTCTGCGGTGATTTTAGCCGTTGTCGTCCCGCTTCGAGCTTCGATATGGTCCGATGTCGCGCTGATTGTCGCTTGAACCTTCGCTCCGCCTTCTTCAGACTTACCAGAAATAAAGTCCCAAAGACCACCGAAGAAGTTCCCTACTGCTTCGCCTACGCCTTTAAGCGCGTTCGGAATGAACTCGAGCAATGCTTTACCGAATCCCATCATAATTTCGCCCGCTGCTGCGAATATCTTAGGCAAGCCCATAATAATAGACGCGACAAGCTGAACGATAAGCTGAACTCCGGCCATCACCAGTTGAGGCAAGGCCTGAACGATTCCCGTGATAAACTGCCCGATAATTTGTACGCCAGATTGTACGATCTGTGGTAAGGCTTGAATTAAGCCTTGAACCAAAGTAACAATTAAACGAATACCACCTTGCAAGATAGCCGGTAAGTTTTGGATAATTGTTTGGATGAATCCGACAATAACTTGCGTAGCGATCTGAATAATCGTCGGTAACGCTTGAACGATACCTTTTACGACATTCATTAAAATTTGAATCCCTTGTTCTAAAATCTGAGGGAAATTCGCTTGCAAGTTACTGATAAAGTTCGTCACAATTTGTTGAGCCGTCGTAAGTAATTGCGGGATATTCTGCAAAATACCTTGTGTCACATTTACCAATAATTGCATACCGATAGAAAGCAATTGCGGTAATGCTGATAGCAACGTATTTACAAGCGTTCCGATAATCGTTATCGCTGAAGATATCAAAGAGCCGGCATTTTGCCCTACCCCTTGCACTAAGCTAGCGATAAGCTGAATTCCAGCGTCAATGATAACCGGAAACATTGTCGCGAATGCTTGCGCCAGTTTTGCGATTAAGTCCGCACCTGAAGCGATAAGCGCTGGAATTTGTGACGTAATACCCGTAACAAGATTTTGAATAATTTGCGGTCCTTTAGTCGTTACCGTGTTTAGTAACTGATCTATTTGTTGGCCGAATTGGCTATTGATTAAACCTAAACCAGCGACAACAAGCCCGAGAATAGCTGCTGGACCAATAGCAGCAAGGGCGATTCCCATAACTGAAGCGATTCCGCTAGTCATCATGCTTAAAATCGAAAGGCCTTGTGAAGCAGCGCTTCCAATAGCCCCCGGAACTCCCGCCATTTTACCCGTGAAGTTAGAAACTAAACCGCTAGCTGTTTGTAAACTACCAGCTGTAACACTTCCGAATTCTAGCGTTTTAGAAGCAACAAACCCCAACCCCTTAGAGAGTGAGGTAAGATTGCTAACCGCCGGACCAAACGCGAAAGCACCTACCACCCCAGCGATAGCTGGTTTTAGTCTAACCATCACGCTTTCAAATTTCTTAGCTTGTTGCTCGGTCATTTTTGTCCCGTTCAAAAACTGATTAAGAGCTGGATTCAATGAGTTTAAAGCGTCAAGGAATGTTTGTAAACCTTTTGAGTTGGAAATTTTATCCACTAACTTATCAACGTATTTTACTAACGTTGTAAGCACCGGCAAGACTGCCGTTCCGACCTTAATTTGTAACGTTTCAAATGAACCACTCAAGGCCTCGATAGCCCCTTTTAAGTTGTTCAATTTTTCCGCCGCTACTTGCGCCGCTGTTACTTTATCGATAGCGGCTTGCATATTGTTTGCGCCGTCTGCTCCCTCGTTCATCGCGATAGTTGCAGCACGCACCGCGTCCGTACCGAATAACGTCTTCAAGGCCATTTGTTTTTCTGCGTCTGTTAAACCTCCCAGCTTATCTTTCAAAACTTGAGAAATTTCTGCGAACGATTTTACTTTTCCTTCTGCAGTGAAGAATTGGTTCGCTCCATCCTCGGTTATTATTCCGAGTTCGCGCATTGCTCGATATTGCCCTTTTGTTGAAGGTTGCAAGTTCATAAGCATAGTCTTGAGCGATGTCCCGGCGTCTGAACCTTTAAGTCCGTTTTGCGCGAATACTGCGAGGGCGTTCGTGGTATCACGAAATGATAAACCAAGCCCTGAAGCGACCGGCGCGACCATAGAAAGCCCATACTTCAATTCGTGAACGTCTGTCGCTGAAGCGTTCGCTGCTCCCGCTAGTTGGTTCGCTGCTTGCGTTGCGTTCATACCGTCACGCTTGAACGCGTTTAAAGCTGTCGAAGTAATTTCCGCCGCTTCCTTCAAGTCGAGTTCCCCAGCAGTTGCTAAGTTAAGCGACGCGGTAAGTCCACCGTTTAGGATGTCTTGCGTGGAAACCCCAGCTTTTGCTAGTTCGCCCACGGCGTCCGCTGCTTCCGCTGCTGAAAAGGCTGTATCTGCCCCGGCTTTAATAGCTGCGTCGTTGAATTTCTTCATCGTTTCCGCACTCTCACCAGTAACCGCCTTGATATTGCTCATTTTAGCCTCGAACTCGGCCGCTTTTGAAATAGTGCTCTTGATTGCTTGCTTTCCAAGATCAAAAGCCTTATATGCAGCAGCAACTCCGATAACTTGTTTCAATAGCCCACTAGAAGCACTTGCAGCGCTGTTCGTATGGCTTACAATTCCAGTTAAAGCACTAACGGCTTTCTGCCCGGTTGTTTGAAACGCATTTCCAAGTGAACCTCCGACTTGTGTCGCGAGCCTATTCGTTGCTGATAACAAACGCCCACCGAATGAGTTACTAACTCGATCCGCGAAGCCGTTTGCTTTTGCTGTCAAGCCTGAAAACAAACTAGACCATGACGAATTGATAGGATTCAAAACATTTTGACCGAGCGAGCTTGTCACTCGTTGCGCTGCTGACAAAACGCGAGCCTCGAAAGCTGCTAAACTATTAGCAATGTCATTAAACGCGGACTTATAAGGTCCACTCATATTTTTTGCAGAATTCGCGAATACCGAACCGATTGAATGAGCTTTCGAGCTGATTCGTGTCGCCATCGTGTCGATACTATTCGCCATTTCTGCAAAAGCGCTCTTTGGTGATTTTATCGCGTTTGCGATATCAAAACTAAACGCTTTTTTAAACCCTGAATTAACTTTTGAACCGAACGACAAAATTTCGTTTTTCATCGTCCCAAAAATGCCTTTTATATCATTTGATAGACGGATAAGGCCATTTCTCAAGGGTTCGGGCAATTTCGCGCCAATGTTTGAAGCGATACGCTGAAGCTCACCCATAGCGATTTTTACGCCACCAGTCAGACCTTGACCGACTTTAGAGCCTATCGATTGATTGTTGCTTGCTAGTCGGTTCATCAATTCCCCAATTTCGCGAATCATCTGATTGGCGCTTTTAGAAGCAGATTGCGCGGCCGTTTCAAACGCTTTTTTAGTTGAATTCACGACCTCGTTCATTGCCTTATCATATTCGGTTAAATCCGCACCAATAAGGGCTTCGATTGAGCCATCAAAAGCCATCACTTCACCTCCTTTTTTTATTTTTTTAATGTCTATTTCGGAAATGCTCGTTCAATCGTTCGATTTTCGCGAGTAAATCCTCGTTATTTCTCTTGTCGTTGTCTTTTGGACTGAATAAGCGTCTAACTTTATCGCGGTCCTTTTTCTTGCTCAATTTACTTACTTCCGCTTTTTTCGCGTTAAGTGTATATCGTAAATTAAAGGCAAGCTCGACAAGATTTTCTCTTTCTTCAATACTGCGATAGTATAGACCTTCACGAATCGCGTCAAGCTCCCTTTTGCTGCAAGAATAAATGATTCGTGTATCTATTAGACCTAAACGGGCGCACTCGATTAAGAGATTGCGTTCTTCAACCTTCCAATTTGTGCTTCCGTTTGTTCGATTTGGAATTGTGCCGTCGCTTGATCTTGTGCTGTTTCTGCTTTCGCCTTCAAATACTTCAAGGCCAACTCGAGCTTCTCGATATACTTCAAAACTTTTTCGTTGAAAAAACCTGAATCCACCATTTCTTCTTCAATAGCTTTAAAGATTGGCTCGGTAGTTGTCGCGTCCAATTCTTCCAATTTAGCTGAAATAGCTGTCAATGCTTCCTCGTCTGATACGGCTTTCGCTTTCTTACTTGCGCATAACTTGATTAAATCAACCAAAGCCGAATCGTTACGCTCAACTACTCGAAGGAATAACGCGCCCACGCCGTCCTCGTTTGGTTGTCCGTTGTCGTCGCGACTTGATAATTCACGATTGACTTTAAACATAAGCATATAATCAAATTTAATTTCGATTGAACGGCTTCCGACTGTAAATTCCATAGTTTATACTCCTTTTAGTTAAAAAAATAAAAGCAAAAGGGCTTTTGACGACCCTCTTGCTTGAAAAATTAGCGTGTGATGTTGTTGTAATCGCCAGTTGTTTCGCCCGGATTTTGGTAATCATATACTTCGTTAAGCATATTGATTTCTTCCGTTGAAAGCGGGAATTTTCCGTCGCGAAGACGTCCAACAATTCCGACTGTATAGTTAAGTTCAGTAAATCCATCAATCGCGTCGTCAAATTCGATATCGTCTGTGATTTTACCGTAACCAAATTGCGCTGGATAAGTATCTTTTCCAGTTGACATGTCTTTTACGCTTTCGTCAACGATAACGCGCCAAATTTTGACCGATTCACCCGTTTTTTGAGCGTCCAAGATAACTTGAACTGATGGATCTTTTGGTGCAAAATATTGAGTCAACTCGATTGAGTGCTCGTCAGTTGCTTTTTCAAGCAAACGCCCTTGTTGTGTTTGCTCGTCGATGTATTCCCCACCCATAGTAGTAGAACCATCTTTACGATAAGCTGGAAGCATTGCTCCCGTGCCTTTTTCTGCGTGAATTGATTGAATAAAGTAAAATACTTTTTTACCTACGATTGGCTTAGCAATCGTAATTTTAATTTTTGCCTTGTCTTCTGCTTCACTCATATTTTAAAACTCCTTTTTAATAAATAATTTCTGTTAAATTTAAAACGATATGATAGACCTCTCGACCTACTGTATTATCTTTTAAAACATTTGTAGCCATTCTCGAATTTCTTCCGATACGCCTGATAGCTTCAGAGCGCACTCTTTCGACCTCTCCGCGACTTTCATCGCCCGGAAGGAATATATCCACCTGAACGCCTAAATCCTCGATAATAAGCCCCGTTTGGACTGTTTTCGACGTGTCAGAGCTCGTTTGACCGATAACGATAAACGGCTCTAGCGTTTCCGGTTCCGGAAGATTAAAGTAAATCGGAAAGTTTAACGACTTCAATTTTTCGCGAATATTCGCGAGCGCTTTTACTGAAGGTGTTTCAAAAGTCATAAATCACCTCCTAAACATTTTGTGAAGATTCTTGAATAGAACCTCACTTTCTTCTTTCAATGCCGGACCGAGGAAAGGTTGCGCCTTCATTTTACGCGTTCCAAGTTCCACATAGACGGAATAACCGGCGGGGGACGTTACTTTATACCGTAACATACCCACTCTAGCAACAAAGATACCGTTCCGCATGAATCCGGTATCGACTGCTGCTTTCATTTTAGCTTTACGCTCAACCCGTAAGGCCGAACGTTGAAGCTCCGCGCTTACTGCCCGTCTTGCCTGTTTTGGTTTACCTTGTACGCGACGAATGTATTTATCAAGCCCCTTGACTTTATAAGTAAAACTCATAAATAAATCACCGTGCTATTATGATGGTATCTTTTGCCTTTGATTTTCATCTTACGCCCTTTGTAAATCACTTCGGAAAAATCCTTATGGATACCTTGCAAGTGCAACTTGAACGTGTCGAAGTCATACTTACCAAAAAGCCCCATCATTTCATAATTTGACATGGCATTTTTCATACAAGGTATCGGGGAGCTGTTACGCTTTCCCGTTTTCTCGAATAATTCATCGCTCGGACGTGTTTCAAAAATCAAAACAACGCGATCATTATAAATCATACGCGCCCCCTTTTTAAATAAATCTAGCGATTCCACGGGCGCGATTTTTGACTGCTAGGCTTTCCAAAATCGCCTTGTTATCATCTGTTAGATAACTGTCTTCCCAAGTAAAACTCCGGCCTTCTTCGCTGTCAGCGGTTGCCCCTTCAGAATTTAAGCGGTTAAATCGACTAACAGCCACGTCACGAAGAATATAGCTCACGCTATCCGGCAATTCTGCCAATGGAAAGTCCGAAAAGCGGTTGACGAACGCGATAATACGCTCGAAACTATCCTTCACAATTAAGGCCAAAAGTTCGTCTTGTTCTTTGTCGCTTTCCGGAATTCCTTTCAATAAACGAATTTCTTTCGTTACTTTTTCTAGTTCAATAGCTGCCATCGTTTACCTCTTAATTATCCGCCGGGTACTGGTACTGGTGCTTCGATTGTAGCCTCAACCACGCCGTCTGGAATTTCAGCAAAAAGAACGTTAGCTCCAAAGAATACAGATTCAAAAGTAAGGTTGTTCAAGTGACGATCACGGCTTACAGCAATCACGCCCGTTTCATCCGTGAAGTCTGCAAACAATCCGCCCAAGTCACCGTTAGCAACGTTTAGGTACGCGAATACCAAGTTCTCGACTGCTGTCGTGTAAATCTTACCTTTCGGACATGATGGCATAACGATAACGTTTTGCATTCCGAGGAAGTTTTGCAAGAGTGTAAATCCGAAAACGTTTGAAGCGTCAGAAGCGACCGGAGTATTTCCGAGATATTCAGCAACGTCAAGCGGGTTTACGAATGATACAAGCGGAGAACCTTCAAACTCGTTTACAGTTGTTAGTTTGCCCCAGCTTTGCGCAAGCGCTTCTTGCAAGCCTTTACCTTTAACTTTAGTCTTAGTCTTTTTAAGGTAAGTTAGGAAGTCTTCTTTGATTCCGTTTTGAATTTCGCGAAGAAGACGTGTATCAGCTTCGGAAATAGCGCGTGACGCACCGTGACGGGCGATAGCTTCAGCAGATACCGCACGACGTTTCTTGAACCATGTTACAGTGTATTCTTGATCTTTCGCACGACTTACTTTTGAAAGTGGAATTGTTTCACCTTCAGCCGTTACCGTATTGTCGATATCAGTCGTCCATTTGTACGTTTGAATTTTAAGGTCATTTGTCAATTCTTGACGACGTGTAACCCCCAAAAGACGAAGCAAGTCGTTAATGTTTTTAGAAAACTTGTTGACAAAATCAATAGACTTAATTTCGCCTAAGTCGTTCATAGTTGTTAATTTATTTTCAGCCATATTTTAGCCCTTTCTAATTTTTAAATAGTCCAATGTTAGCAGCAATCAAGGCTTGACGTTGTTCGTCGTCCTCTACTGCCATAATTTCAGCTTTTGTCAGCGATACCGGTCCCGTACCTTTTCGTGGTGCTTTCTGTGCCAAGCGTTCATCAACGCGACTTTCTACCGCTTTATCGAATACCGAGCGCAATAGCCCGATTTTTTCTTTGGTAACTTCCGCCGTTTCAGAAATAACAAAATCCAAGAATTCAACCGGCAATCCTTCTTCGCTCAAAAGCGTTTGAGTTGCTACCCGCATTTCTTTTTCTGCAAGTACGCGCTCACGTTCTTCGATTGCTTGAATTCGTCGCGCTTCTTCTTCTTTTGCGCGTTCGTCTTTTGTCATTTTTGCTAAGCGTTCACCTTCGCTTTTCGCTTGCTCGATAATTTCCGCTTGTTCGTCTTCCCACTTCGCACGTTCAGCCGCTAGCATTTTGCCAACTTCAGCCCGTGTAAAGGTTCTTTTCGTTTCCTCTTGCTTAGTTTCAACTTGTTCTTCTTGAGCGACGTCTTTCTCAATAGTTTCAGTTTCAACGTTTGCGTGTGTATTTTCTGACATTTATTTCCTCCGATGGTTACGCCATCAATCGATATTCTCGTTTTACGCCCGGCGGCGAAACAATGCAGCTTTTAAAGTCTTCCGCATAGTCTGGACAACAAAAAAAGCGGTCTATTCCCGCTTGTCAAGATACGGATCACCTCCTTATCTATTTGAACGTTCTTTATTCGCTTGTCTAATTCCGTCAATCAGTCCGGTAATGATAGACCAACCCACCAAAACCAAAATCAAAAAACAGATTAAGCCAGCAAACCAAGAAACAAGATCCCAGATATTAAACATCATTTTTTTCTTCCACTCCTTCCTCGTTTAATTCGCCTTCATCCGGCATAATAGTAGAACGACAATTATAATGGAACGGAGGCATATTAACCCCGACTTGCGCGTCCTCTAGTTTATATAATTTGTCCTCTTGTGCAATTCTCCGACAAATTTGAGTCGTCCGATTGTCTAAAACGACCAAAATCCGATAGTATTTCAAGCCTTCGCGTTTATATCGTTTTATGGTTGCGCGGTTTATGATTGCTGTCGCGTCCGTTCGGACAAGCGTTTCAGCCCTCGAGCGTGCCACATTGAACTCTTTTCGGATTTCTCGAGCCATTTCATGGGGACTATCTCCACGAATAAAGCCTTGACGAAAAACCTTTTTCAAGCTATCCGCTAGCGTGTCAGTATTCCCCCAAAGTTGCTCGGAATAGTTCCGACCATTGAATGGCGTCTTGATAACTTCTTCAAATGCTGGACGATTGACCGCACCCGCACGGCCGCCGTGTGCCTTTTTATAAGCATATTCCGCAACGTCGTATAGATACTTTTCAAAACTCTTATGAAGTGCCCCAGCAAGCACGCCAGCGCGATAGACTGCTTCAGCGTGTAAGGCTTCAATCCTAATTGCTCGAGCTGCCGAATATTGTTCATTTAAACGGTTTAACAATTCCGGATTGTTTTTAGCTTCCTCGCGATACTTCCGAGCGTTTTCCACATAATCGCTTAAATCTTCACCCCTCAAGCGCTTCATAGCGTCTTGATAGGTCATTTCGTGATCTTCAGCGTATTTTGTGTAAAAATCAAAAATCGCTCTTTGTAACTTCACCGACTGCGCCCGGTAAGTTTTTTCTAACTCAGCAAAAAAATCAATATCTTTTCGGTCAACGTACTCGAATATTTCTCGAGCGCGTCCCGTCCAGTATTCATCATGGCTTGTTAGATTCTTCAGTTTGTTCATCCGCTACCTCGTTTTCTTGTGTGATTCGTGGTAACATTTCGAGCGCCTTTTCCGTGTCTTCCTTCAGTCGTTTTAATTCCGTTTCAGCATTGACTCCAGTCACGCGCTCAAGAATTTCGACAATAGTTTGTTCACTTACAACGCCATAAAGATTCTTAACGATTGCCACCATTTCATTATTATTTTGCGGAAGGTTCGGAGTGAATACGATATCAGTTTCATTGATAAGGGCATAATTTCCTAAATCATTCCCCTTGATTTTCCAGATATTAATCGCTAGACGTAAGCGACGCATGAGCCCCTTTTCAAACAAAAGCTCTTGTTTGCCTCGGTAGTTATCCGCTGCCATCATCTTATATTTCATCGCTTCGCCCGATTGAACCCCTCCGAAGTTGTTATCGGTTGTGTCCGGCGTAAACGTAAAGCGTAAGATATCATTCACTAAGCGTTCTTTATAGGCTTCTGCTCCGGCTGTATCGTACGTTTTAACTAGATAGTGAGCGGAAGGCGAAGAACCTCCCGGAATCGGGTTATCATCAAGAACTAAGATTTTTGCTTTCTTGAACGACTGCGAAACAGCCAAGCGACCGTTCGGATTGATTCGACCGTCTTCCAAAAAGTCCTTATCGTCAACCCCGGTAAACGGATTGCCTGAGATAACCAGTAAAGCCTCGTTACTATCTTGCTGGAAGTTTGCCAATTCCGATTGTGATAAGTCGTAAGCGTCGATAGAATCTAGCACGGCTTCAAAAGCTCCGGTTCGGTCTGTGTTATTGCTAAACTCGTTCACCGGTACGCCATTAAAGAAATGCTCGCTTGTTTCTTTTAGTCGAAGCGTGTCCGCTTCCTGATTGTCGTCCACATACTCATATATAGCGTCGTCTGTATATACTTTGACAAAATCGCGCTTGTGCCCGTTTCCGTAACTGATAGAGTAATAGTTGACTGCCATCAAAGAGCGTTGTTCGTAACTATCATCATAAATAACAAAAGTCTGTTCCGGGTTCATTCGATAGAGTTTCACCCAAACGCTACCGTCCACATCCTGAAACGTATTTAGCAATTCATAAGCTCGACCATAAATAGCTAAGTCTGTCTTAATAGCCACGTTATGCTCTTGCTCGTTGTTTTGCTTGCTAAAATTATCGATTAAGGCTTGAATTTCTGCGTTTTCGTTCTTGTATTCGACCGGATTCCCGAGCATATACCCTTGTTCAAAAACAGTAATATATTTCGCCCAATCGCTCGCAATTCGATTATCTGCGCTGTATTTGTCGCTTTTTTCGTCGCGATACTTGATATTATTATCAGCTAGATAATAACGTTTCAGTTCTTTCAAGCGGTCCAGTTGTTCCGCTCGGTGAGTTCCGACGAAATTTTTAAGCCGTGCAATCCATTTCTGACTTTCAAATTCGATTGTTTCAAAATCTTCGATTGTCATCATGAATTGACGGTTGGCGCTCTCGTCAAAACGTCGTCCTTTTAAGAATTTCAATTTCTTTCATTCCTCCTTTTAGAAATAGTATTGCGCGCTTGCCATACGTTCTTTTACTGTGCTGCTAGTGTCGTAAACGTGCTGTGAATAGATCGCGTACCTTACCGCGTCCAGAACGTCGTCATGCTCTTTGACTGGTTCGCCCGTTCGCTCGTTCCAAACATACTGATATATTTCATCTTTGAACTTGCGCACTTTGTTTGAAGCAACAAAAAAGCGACCGCCCTTCATGAGCTTCGCCACTTCTTCAATACCAGATAATACAGACTTATAAGCATTAAAACATTTGAGCCGTTCGCGGTTAAATCGTCCGACGTGCTCGGGGCGTGCCGAGTCAGCCCAGAAAAAGATATCACCATACCGCACTTTTATATCTTTTGCAAGGTCCACCCAAAAATCAATTTCTTTATACTGGTGAGCGTGTTCCTCCAAAATGTACACATCGCCGGTATCGGTCTGACCGACGACCACGATAGAGCCCCAGTGTTCATATCCCCAGTCAACGCCCGCGTAAATTTTCGCGAAATGCTCGGGCAATTCGTTTACATACATATCTTCTTTAAAGTCACGATACACCGCGCCTTCACCAATCACCCAACGGCCATATATACCGCGCTCGGTAAACATACCAGACGGGGTTGTTGCGATTAAGTTATCGACATATCGTTGATTTAAGAATGTATTATCAAAAATTGAAAAATGATTAGCGATGATCTTTTCACCGTCAGCTTTATCGATATAATCAACTTTCAGCCAATGTTTCGGATGGTCCGTGTTCGTATCGCATATAACACGCGCACCGTACCCCGAGCAACGTTTTAGAATTTCGTCGAATACCTCTTTATTCGCCAACGTCGCCTCGTTGACATACGCTCCGAATGCTGTCATACCACGAATAGCTTTCAAGCCCGCTATCGAGCCCGTGAACGTCGTTACGACGTACACCCCAAAAAGCGTAAAATTTCCGTACCGGTCAAACTTGAATTCGTGCCCGTAAGCGTCTGTGATCTCGCGTAAGATATTCGTTTGTAACGTCCCAGACGAAACGGCCGCCAGAATGTACATCGGAGTTTGAACCCCGACTTTTGCAGCGTTCTTTTTGACGCGCTTCAATTCCATTAAAAACAGATCATTGTCTAGCTTAGTCTTACCAGCACGAACCGCCCCGTGGTTTATCATCATGTACCAATCACGGGCAAGGGAACGCCTCAAGATTTTAATTTGTTTGTCCGTATAAAGCCGGTCAAGTGCCATCTTGAATCACCCCTTCCAGCTTATCGAAGTAATCAGCCATGATATCCTCAGAAGCAACCCCGCCTTCAAGCTGCTGCTCGCGTTTCTTGTTTTCAAGCTGCATTGCCTTGACGCGTTCCTTCTGCTCTTTCTTATCAAGACTGTCTTTCGTACCCTCGTTTCCGTTCATCTTCGCCAATAACTCAATGGCTCGCATATCACCCTTTAAGGCTTTTTGCAAAAGAACCGTCACGACCGCCGTCTGGTTTGTAGCGCTTAAGCCCTTTTCTTCGAGCGTTTCTTTGAGTTGCGGACTGAAGACGTCCATCGCCAATATCTCATTGACTTTCTTTTTTAGGTCTGCTTTTTCCCTTCGAGCTTTCCCGGAGGCGATACCGCCTTTTCTCTGGATTTTTCTCTGTTCTTCCTCTGTTCGTTCATTAAACGGAATCAAGTTTTCGTTCGACATCGCCTCCCTCCTTTACTTGTATATTTTTTTGTCAGTAATAAAAAACAGCCCAAAAAGGGCTGTCGAGTAGAATGGAAAGGTTGACAAGGAAAACTCATGAAAAGCCTTGTCTAAGCGGACAGGCGGAATCGAACCGCCTAAAAATATAAAATAAATTAAATCAAAGGGAGATATGCAACTACTTTTCTGTTTGGTAAAAAACGATTAAATACAAAAGAATCCATGTTACCTTTCGTCCGCGTAAGAAGCGCATTGATACGCTTCAAAAAGTTCTTTTCGCTTTTCTCCTGATAATACAATTTTATCACCTTTTTTCGTGCATTTTTCCCAACTTTTAGCGACTTTTTAAAAAAATACTTGTATATTTCTTTTCTAGTCCTTCAAAAAAAGGTTTGATAATATGACGATAGACCGAATTTTTTGACATAAAGAGCTCAAGCGCCACTCCTTCGACGTTCTTTGTTCGTGATACATAAAGAGCCTTGATTGCTTCCCAATTTGTAACCCCGCATTCCGCCTTGTATTCTTCAATCGCTTGTGCCAGCGTATAAAGTCGAATCAAATCCGGATCATTCTCTTTCATAATGACATTTTTCAAGGCTTCGGGAGTATTTTTTGCGGTCTTACTTTTGATATACCAGTTTTCGTCAAAATTTTGATACGGGAAAGTAATTTCTTCGATACGTTCTTTTATTTCTTTATCGAATGGATAGCGTCTAAGCGCGTCTATTAAATATCCGTATCGTGTTTCAATTCTCAAACTTCCCACCTTTCTAGCCTGATAGCTTTTTAAAATTCTTTTTGATAGATATCGAAGACGCCTTTCTTTTGTGATTCTCTATAAGCAATCGCTTCTTCTTTCGTTTGAAATTCGACTTCTTCAAACGGTGACGATCGATTATATTCCATCCTTGTACTCTTCAAATATTTTCTCACAATCCAAACTTTCAAATTTCCACCTCATCTCCAATTTCTACTTTTTCAAATTTTTCTTCACTCACCACGAAAACATTCCCGTTTACCGTGATAGTAAAAAGACTTCCGATTTTTCGTTTTTCTTTCACCTTGCCAGTGATAG